AGGCATTGACGTATCAGGTAGTAAGCGCATAGGCTTTGACGTTGCAGACGACGGCGAGGATGCTTGCGCTACGGTGTCGGCTTATGGTGTGTTGACCACGGGCATAGACTTGTGGCAAGCCAAAGAGGATGAGATACTAAAATCATGTACTCGCGTGTACAGGCAAGCGGTAGATTATGGTAACGCTGAAATAACCTATGACGCTATCGGTGTTGGCGCGTCATGCGGGGGCAAGTTTAACGAGCTTGGTTATAAGGCACATAAGAAGTTTTTAGCGGGTGGCGCGGTCATTAATCCCGACAAGGCTATCGACAAATTTAACGAATCACGCCCGCCGAAAGAGCGCATTATAAATAAGGATTATTACTGCAACATCAAAGCACAGGCGTGGTGGTCAGTGTCAGAAAGACTACAAAATACCTACAACGCAGTGATAAATGGACAGGCTTTTAGTCAGGATGAAATGATTTTTATTGATTCATCGTTGCCGCACCTTGAGCAGCTAATTACTGAGCTTTGCACCCCGAAACGATCTTACGACAACGCAGGGCGCGTCATGGTCGAAAGCAAAAAAGACTTAAAAAAGCGCGGCATATCAAGCCCCAACATAGCCGACGCATTTATAATGGCTCATTTGCCACAATTAAATAAACCGATAAAAATCAGCACAGACGCACTTAACCGAGCAAAACGATAATGAAAATATTCAACTGGTTTAAAAAAAAGCCAATAGCAATAGCCACGGGGCCCGTAAATAATCGCAGTGAAAATTTGCGCACGGCGGTTAATCGGGCGCGTAATGAATCGCAAGAAATCACGCGGTACGACCATCCAATTAAGCCGCCTGAATTATTAGCGGGCATCGTCCCCGACGGAATAACTGCGCCCGTGCTGGCAATGGATGAAAATCCAGCTTATCAACTGGCTGGCAGTATGTACCCTACTGGTGGTTTCGTTGGATTTCCTTACTTAGCGCAACTAGCAACACGCGCCGAATATAGGGCGTTCGCCAGTGCAATATCAACAGAGATAACGCGAAAATGGATAAGCTTCACATCCACGCAAACCGATGACGACGACCATAGCGAAAAAATTAAACTCATTGAAGAAGAATTCAAGCGGCTTAAAATTCGCTCGCTAATTCAGCACGTTACAGAAAATGACGTGCTGTTTGGGCGCGGTCATATTGCTATCAAACTGAAAGGGCATGACGATACAAAGCCGCTGATACTCGCACATCAAACCATAGCGATTGGTTCGATAGATTCTTTCTCTAGCGTAGAACCGATATGGTCAACACCGAGCGCGTACAACGCAATTGACCCAACGGCTAAAGATTTTTACCGTCCTACTTCGTGGTATGTGTTGGGCAAACAAATACACGCCAGCCGATTCTTAACCGTGGTTACGCGACCATTGCCAGACATATTGAAGCCAGCGTTTAACTTTGCGGGCATGAGTTTGTCGCAATTGGCAGAGCCTTACGTCAATAATTGGCTGCGTACCCGTCAGTCTGTTAGCGATTTGATTAACAATTTTTCATTAACCATTCTCAAAACATCACTTGACCAAGTGCTAAGCGGTGGCGATGGTTCAGACATTGATAGCCGTGCGCAGTTGTTTATTCTAAACAAAAGCAATAAAGGCTTGATGATTGTCGATACAGACCGAGAATCTGTTGAGCAATTAAATACCCCGCTTGGCGGTTTGCATGAGCTACAGGCGCAGTCACAAGAGCAAATGTGCGCAGTCAGTAAGATACCCGCAGTTGTTTTAACAGGCATTAGCCCCAACGGGATGAACGCAAGCAGTGAGGGAGAAATGCAAGCGTTCAATGATTGGATAGCTGCACAGCAGGAAGCGTTTTATCGCGACCCGATTGAAATTATTCTAAAAGTGGTGCAACTTCATTTGTTTGGAAAAATCCATCCTGAAATCGGTTTTAAATTTAACCCGCTGATGGAAATGACCGCTGAACAACAGGCGAACATACGCAACATCAATGCGCAGGTGGCGGTTAATTACATCACTAACGGCGTACTAGCCCCCGAAGAAGAGCGGGAACGATTAGCCAGTGACCCCGACAGCGGGTATCAGGGCATTGAGGTTGATGTAATGCCAGAAACACCCGAACAACCCACGGACGAAGATGACCGGACCGATGATGTTGAGGCGGCTTTAGATGGCTGGATAACACTGAACGGCAAAGAGGAAGTATTATAAAATCCAGTATGTTATAATATCTATGTGGCTAGGTTTGCAAGCTGAAACGTGATTAGTCATCACTGCCACACCAACGACTAATCTTTGACTAAGGATTTATCATGCAACTCTATCGATTATCGTTTCCAAACGGTAAAAAATACATCGGCATTACTTCAAAAACCGCTAAAGAAAGGTTTAAAGAGCATTGCGCACCCTCAAACCGAATAAACGCTGTTCAACACGCAATTCACAAATACGGCAAAGAAAGCGTAAAATTAACCGTATTAGCTGAGTGCGATAATTGGGAGTTACTTAATCTTGCAGAAATAGAAGCAGTAGAGAAATTTAATACCTTTTACCCTAATGGATATAATTTAACTCTTGGTGGAGATGGGGCATTAGGCGCGATAAGAACAAATGAAGTAAAGTTAAAAAACTCAATAGCAACTTCAAGATATTTTTTATTGAATCCAGCCGCTAAATTACATAACGCGCAAAAAACTAAAGAGCAGTTTATTAATAATCCATTGCTAAGGATTGAAGCGTCAAAAAGACAAAGAGAAAGGCACTTAACGAATCCTTTTTTAGCAAGAGAAAGAGGTGACGAAATAATTAATTTTTACGATAAAAACCCTGAGCTTAAAAAAATAATGTCCGAAAAGAAGACTCAGCAATATATAGACAACCCAATCATAAAAGAAATCATAAGAAAAAAGGCGAAAGATAGATTTTTAGACCCATTATTCAAGCTAAAAACATCTTTAGCATTAAGAACTTCTTTGGCGGTAAAATCTAATTTAGCAAGTTATTTGCCAGAATACGATTACCTAAGGACTCATAAAGCAAATAGAGCGCGAACATATATCAGTAAGCAATTAAAAAAGGAGCAATGTAAGACCTTACCCGACACCCCTGCTACATAGAATCCGTGTGGAACGCCTACCACCTAGGCGCAATAACCAAGCAACAAAGAAACGAACTTTTAAGCCCTGCATAGTCAGGGCTTTTGTGTTATAATAAACGCACGTTATCGGTGTACTGTGAATCAGACATTAAACCGATAGCTAACGTTATTACTAGACCTGTTTACGCCCTTGCTGATTCCTTGGGTATTGCAGGTTTTTTTTATGAGATATTGAAATGCAAACCCTAATAGAAACACTTAACAATCCTACCGATGACGGGCTTTACTCACTAAAGGCATTAGCGAAAGCAAGCGGCAAATGGGATACAAAAAAGCCAAGCCAGTTCCTACGATTGCAATCTACCGCTGATGAAATTAGATTTTTGTCAAGCACTAAATCTGCACCACCAGCAATAATGCGGGTTGAACAACATTCAAAAGGTGGCGATACTTTGGTATGCCGTGATTTAGTCTATTCCTACGCACAATGGATCAGCCCTGAATTTAAGTTTTTGGTAATTCGCACCTTTGATGAATTGGCAAACGCCACCACCACCGAGCAAGTCCTAGACGTTAAATTTAAACTGGACAACGCAAGCCAAGACGACCTATTTACAAAGCACCAACAGCCGCGTGATAAAAGCACGCTTCAAGTGATTCTCGAATGTACGCCATTTCAGGCGGAACAATTCCATAACGAATTAATCTGCGATGGTCTACTGGAGAAAATAGGCAGTAAGACAATCACACAGCGCATACTTGGCACGACACCGATTAATAAAATGGTCATCGGGCAGAAAGGCGATACATTGCTATGGGATGCAGAAGCGTTGAAACAATACTTTGCCGATAAACAAGCTGACTGGACGATTTAATATGAAAAAGTTAATTTTAGCACTAGCCCTAACAATATCTAGCCAAGCACAAGCCACGGCACTAGACCCAATAAAAGACAAAGCCGAACTATGCGCAATGCTAACAACCCACGCGGCGCAGGTCGTTATCTATGAACGCTATTGCGGCGTACAAGGCTATATGCTGGGCAGAACAACAGAACGAATGGCTGTTATTGATTGCCCAAAGCCCACGGCAGAAATGAGAAGCGAGGCATACAGGAGGCAACAATTAGAGCTTGATGACTTATTGCACGATATGCCGCATTTGTGTTCATCGGCACTTGCCAAGGATGTTATTGGGTATTAAGCAAATCCATGTCGATAAGCCCGTCTAGCACGGGCTTTTTTGCGCCCATTAATTCACGAAATATCGTGACACAATAAAAAATATACGATATTTAGTAGCTTGGTATATAATCACGCCATGAGCCAAAAACTAGCCAAGCCAGTCATATCAAATCGCGGTGTAGCAATACGCTATCGAAAGGCTATGGACAAAGAAATCGGAGCAATGCTGGATTCATTGGAGTATTGGCTATCCGCCACCTATCGCAAAGCACCGCCATTAATGGCACTTGACGCAAGCCCTGTGCAAATCGTTAAAAAGATTTTCGCTCGGTTAGCTAAGTATTGGTTAGACCGATTTAACGCCCGTGCTGATGAAATCGCCAATTATCACGTTGGCAGAATGTTCTCTACGTCAGACAAGGCTTTGCAAAACTCGTTAAAGGACGCTGGTTGGGCTGTCGATTTTAAGATGACCAAAGAAATGAAAGACGCGCTTAACGCAAATATTGCGGCGAACGTGGGACTGATTAAATCGATACCTGCACAATTATTGCCGCAGGTTGAGGGTATTGTGATGCGGTCGTATAGTGCAGGGCGTGACTTAAAAACGATGGTTGATGATATTCGAGCCTTGCACCCAGTGTCACAGAAACGCGCGGCATTAATCGCACGCGATCAATCCAACAAGGCTAATGCAGTCGTGAACCGTACCCGCTGTTTAGAACTTGGCATCACTGAGGCAAAATGGATGCACTCAAGCGCGGGTAAGAAACCGCGCGCTAGTCATGTAGCAGCACATGGCAAAGTGTACGATATTGCCAAAGGTTGTAAAATTGATGGCGAATATATACAGGCAGGTGAAAAAATCAATTGCCGTTGCACCTATCGCGCGATATTACCAATATGAAACCAAACCAATTTAACAGCTTTGCCCTAGACAAATCAGGACGCACAATTGATGCGGACGGACGGCTACACGTTGCTAAATCTCACATCACGAAAGCGGCGATTAATCCGTACTACGGCAAAGAGATACCAGACCACGAAAGCCTTGGTTTAGACCCAGACAAGATTTATCAATTGTTTCGCGACCCGAAGGAGCTAGAGAAAGCGGCACAAACCTTCGCTCGTTTGCCGATTCTAAAAAAGCACATACCCGTAACAGTTGATGACCCTCAGCCTGATTTAGTGATTGGTGCAATTGGCTCGGACGTGACTTTTAATGCCCCCTATGTTGATGCTGATTTAGTAATTTGGGATGCCGAAGCAATCGCGGGTATTGAGACTAAAGATGTGCAAGAGCTGTCGTGTGGTTATCGATACGTCCCCGTGATGACAGCGGGCGAATACCAAGGCAAAAAATACGATGGAATAATGACAGAAATGCGCGGCAATCACCTTGCTCTTGTTGAAATCGGCAGGGCTGGTAGTGACGTGGTAGTAGGTGACAATAACCCCTTTTATACAGAGGACAACATGAAAAAGCGGCAAGCTATTAAAAAGGCGATGTTAGCGCAAGATGCTAATATCTCGCCTGAAATGCAAGACAAAATAATCGACGCGGTTTTAGGTGTCGAGGAAGACAACGAAGAAACGAATCCAAACCCAACAGAACCAGCGGCTATTGCTGGAGACGGTTCACCAGCGGATAAAATCCGCGAACTGTTAGCGGGTAAAGTTGAAGATGCTGTTATCGAGGAAATCTGCGCTTTAGCAACTCCAGAAGTAGCAGAAGATGCGACTTGTGATGACGATATGGCGAACGACGAAGACGACAAAGACGAGCCTCCAATGAAAAAAGAAGAAGTCAAAGCGGCGATGGATGCGGCGATTAACGCAGGTATTGCCAAAGAACGCGCAAACATGAAAGCAGCTAATGAAGCGCGGCGTGATGTGCGCGGCGTGGTTGGTGATGTGTTGGCTTTGGATTCAGCGGCTGAAATTTATAGCTTTGCCCTCAATGAAATGGGCGTTAGTCATAAAAACATTAAAGACGCAGTGTCGTTAAAAGCAATCTTTGACGCAGCTAACTCAGCACAAACAGGAAGACCAGCGGTGATTGCACAAGACAGTGCAACATCAAAGCAGTTTCCACTTTTAGACAGATTCCAAAGAGGTTAAGCCATGGGATTCCAAACGCAGGTAAATTTACAACAAGCCCCAGCGGTAGAGGGCGATTTTGCGTCAGCTAATCCCCGCTCGGTGGTCTTGTCTCCAGAGGCGGGTTTTGTCGCTGGCAATGATGGCGCGACTATTGGTCGATTCGCATGGGTTGGTGTAGACGGCGTGACCGTCGAAAACGTGGGTATCGCACCTGCCGCGCCTAATGGCTTCATTCATCGTGAGCAACAAGGATTGATTACCGCTTATTTGGGCGAAAGCTCAATGCTAGTACCTCAAGGCTTGCCCGTTGTTCTTCACAACCAAGGTGATTTTTGGGTAAAGAACGCAGGTTCAGGCACAACCGCAATCGGCGAAAGCGTTTATGCTGATTACGGTACTGGTCAAGCGGCTAATGCAATCCAGACGGGCGCAAGTGTTACCGCGTCAATGGGTTCGACAAACACAGCGGCATTAGGCGCAACCTTTACCGCTTCTGCCGATACCGATGATACGAGATTGGTGGTGACTTCCGTTACCGGCTTGATTAGTATCGGTGATTTTGTCAGTGGTACAGGAATCACGGCGGGTACAACCATCACTAGCCAAGTCAGCGGCACAACTGGCGGTGCTGGCACTTATCAATTAAGTGCCAGCAACACGGCAAGCACGGCAACTGTTACCGCGTTTGGCAAGGTCGTAAAAGTCACGTCTACCACTGGCTTAATCAGTATTGGCGAAACTATCAGCGGCGGCACAGGTTTTCCAGTTGGTGCGACCGTAGTTAGTCAGTTGTCAGGCACTACAGGCGGCGCGGGCAACTATCAATTGAGCGCGGCAGGGTCAGCTTATACGGCTTCTGCTACTGGCGTAACTACATTCGGCAACGTGTTAAATGTCACGGCAATCGGTTCTGGTGCGCTAGAAGTTGGCGACCCAGTCAGCGGTTCAGGTGTGACTGCTAATTCTGCTATCGCCTCACAAGTAAGCGGCACATTGGGCGGCATTGGTGTTTACACTCTTACATTGCCTGCCACAGCTTACGCAGCATCTACTACGGTTACGGCTGTCGGTGGTGTCGTTACCGCTTGGAAATTCGCTAGTGTTGCCGCTACTGGCGAACTGGCTAAAATCACATCTTGGAGTTAAGAATGAATCCACAATTTAGAGATCTAGCTGAAAAGGCGGGCATCCATTTTATGGGTGTCAACGCTGAATTTCAGCAAAAGGGCGTAATGTTGCGCTACAACCATCAAGGCGGCTTTGCGTGTGACGCGCAGCCTACGCTAATCACTCAGTCGAATAGCGGTATTCCCGCGTTTTTATCTACTTACATTGATCCTGCCTTAATCGAGGTGCTTGTTGCACCGATGAAAGCGGCTGAAATTGTGGGCAGTGAAACCAAAAAAGGCGATTGGACAACCAAAACAGCAATGTTTCCTGTTGTTGAAAGCACTGGTGAATCTACCGCTTACGGCGATTACAGCGAAAACGGCAGCGCAGGTGCTAACGTAAACTTTCCACAACGTCAAAGCTTTCATTATCAAGTGATGACCCAATGGGGTGAGTTGGAATTAGAAAACGCAGGTCTGGCGTGTGTTGATTGGGCTAACAGACTGAACATTGCAAGCATCTTGACTTTGAACAAATTCCAAAATAAATCGTACTTTTTTGGCGTTGCTAATTTAGAAAACTACGGCTTACTGAATGACCCTGCATTAAGCGCAGCAATTACCCCGACTACCAAAACGGCTGGCGGTACTGACTGGGAAAATGCAACGGCAGCCGAAGTTATCAAAGACATTAACAAGCTTTTTAAGCAAGCTCAAACCCAAGCAAACGGTACAATCGACCGTAGCTCTAAAATGACGCTTGCTATGTCTCCTTTGAGTGATGCGACTGGCTTGACAAAAGTGTCTGATTTTAACGTGTCAGTTAGCGACCAGATTAAAAAACTGTACCCTAACTTAACCGTAGAAGTCGCGCCTGAATACACCACGGCAGCGGGTGAATTTGTGCAATTGATTGTTGATGCGGGTGATGGTCAACCAACTGCCACAACCGCATTCACTGAAAAGTTACGCGCTCATGCGATTGTGGTCGGTGCATCTTCTTTTAAACAGAAGAAATCACAAGGCACATGGGGGTGTATCATATTTCGCCCGTGGGCAATTTCGTCAATGTTGGGAATTTAGTCCGTTCTTGATTTGCTGGATAATAGGAGTATAATATATGCTTTATTATCCAGTTGATACAAGAGAATGGCAACAATAAGACATTATGTTTATTTACATAAAAAGAAAACTGATGGAGCAGTTTTTTATGTTGGTAAGGGATTTGGGAAAAGAGCTTGGAAGAAATCGACACGAAGTGACTGGTGGAAACGAATAGAAGCAAAGTATGGTCGTGACGTTGAAATTTACAAAGACGATTTATCAGAAAATGATGCTTTTAGATTAGAAGCTGAACTAATTGCTTTTTATGGTCGTGAAAATTTATGCAATCTTACTGATGGTGGAGAAGGTGGAATTAACCCATCTGATGAAACTAGACGTAAGATGAGTATCGCAAGAATCGGAAGGAAGGATACCCCAGGGACTACCGAAAGAAGGCGAATAGCAAGCACTGGCAAAACACATACAGAAGAAACTAAAGCAAAACTTAGAGCTATTAATTTAGGCAATTCTGCCAATCCTTGGACGGAAGCAAGCAGAAGGAAGTTAAGCGAATCTTTAAAGGGTCGAGTTAGAAGTGAGGAACATTGCATAAACATTAGCTTAGCAAAAAAAGGGAAAAAAGGACGCAAGCTATCAGATGAAGAAAAGAAGGCTATTAGCTTACGCAATACTGGAAAAAAACCAAGCGATGAAGCAAGAAAAAAAATGAGCGAATCTAGCACTGGGAAAAAACATAGTGCCGATACAGTAGCGAAAATGACGGAGCATAATAAAAGGAATAACGCTTTAAGAAAAAAACCAGTGTCATGTTCAAATGGATTGATATTTGATAGCACTGGGGACGCTGTAATATGGCTTCAAAAGAATACGGGCTACAATAATGCTTCAAGGGGGAATATCGTAGCGTGTGCAAACGGCAAGTTAAAAACCGCGTATGGGTTTACTTGGCAACATATTTAACTTAACTGGATATATAACATGGCAAAAACTATCTTAATCGGTTGTAAATTACCGAACGGCATCATCATTGAAGCACCGAATGGGCAAACCGCTGAAATTGACGGCTTAAACAAGTCTAAAATTATCGGGGCGACTCATGTGATTAGCTCTATTGATGCTGATATTTGGGCGGCTTGGAAAGCGAAAAACACCACATTTTCAGCATTAAAAAGCGGTGCAATCTTTGAAGCATCGAGCGCAAGTGAAGCGGTGGCAATTGCGAAAGACACCGATAAAACAGGTCTTGAGCCTATGCCACAAAAAACGAAAGACATTGAAAAAGCCAAGGACTAAGCCGATATGACAGCCGTTGCTTTTAATCCAAGTGCTTTTAAAGTCAGATACCCCGAATTTTTAGCGGTTGATGATGCTAGATTATCTGCATTTTTTGATGAGGCAACGCTGTATTTATCGAATACCGACAAGCCAGTTGTTGATGTGATTAAACGGGCAATGCTTTTTAATATGCTAGTAGCTCACATTGCAACGCTTGGCGGTGTATTGTCTAGCAATAGCCCTGCGCCTGTCGGGCGCGTAGCATCGGCTGGTCAAGGTTCTGTGAACGTATCTACTGAATACTTACCCGCTGGAAGTCAAGCGTGGTTTGTACAGACTCAGTATGGAGCGGCATTTTGGCAAGCTACGATTAATTATCGTAGCTTTCGTTATTATACTAATCCTACGGTGGTGACATGAGCGGCTTATCGGATAGGCTGAATCAGATAATGAAACAGCTTGAAAGTAAAACACTGGTCGTTGGATTTATGGCTAATGCCACTTACGATGATGGCACGTCAGTTGCAATGATTGCTGCTCAAAATGAATTCGGCGGTGTCATCAACATACCAGCGCATACAGTAACCCTGTATCGCAAAGTAAATAGTGATGGTAGTTTTGCAAAGAGCGGGCGGTTTGTTAAACGGTCAAAGTCGAACTTTGCAACAGATCACACAGTGCCAGCGTATAGCGTAACAATTCCATCACGCCCTTTCTTTCGTCAGATGGTAGCCAAAGAATCACCCACATGGTCGGCTAAAATTGGCAATTGCTTGATAGCTTCAAATTACGATGCAGACAAAGCACTGGAAATGGTAGGTGAAGACGTTAAAGGCGCGTTGCAAGAAAGCATCCGCGACTTTACGACACCTGCTTTGGAACAATCGACCATCGATAAAAAAGGGTTTAGCAAGCCATTAATCGATACCAGCCACATGATTAACTCGGTGGCTTTCGAGATACGCGAACATGATTGATTTATTTGGTGTGGCGCGTAATGCGGTATCGATTGTTAATGCTCCTGTACTTGCAACTATTAGCAGATCAACAGGCTACGCAACCGCTGGCGATGGCACACGAACACCAGCATTTACAACCATCGCAGGAATTAAAGCCGATGTGCAGCCGATGACCGCGCAGGATTTGCACCAAGTTGACGGGCTTAATATGGGTGGCGAAAAAGTGACCATCTTTTTAAGCGGTGAACTGTTGGGCGTGTTGCGTACAGGGCAGAATGGCGGGGATATTGTTCAACTGCCAAACGGTAAAAAATACCTTGTTGTACTGGTTCTTGAGCAGTGGCAAGGTTGGACAAAGGCGTGTTGTGTGCTACAAATTTAGGGTATAATATGTATGTGGTCTAGGCTTAGCGGCTGAATATCCCTTTAGCAAGGATGACCACATAACCCTATCGCTAATAATTCTTGCTAGGAATTAACATCATGCAACTATACAAATTAGATTTCCCTAATGGGAAAAGTTATATTGGTATCACCAATAGAACAGCAGAAACACGATTTAAAGCTCATTGCAACCCTGCTAATAATAGATATTATTGCCAAAATGCAATCCATAAATACGGAAAAGAAAACATAGTTTTAACCGTATTAGCTACAGTCGATAACTGGGAATTATTATGTTTAGCCGAACAGGAAGCGATTGAAAAGTTTAATACTTATGCACCCAATGGCATGGGTTACAATCTTACTTTAGGTGGCGATGGAAGTATAAAAATAAATGCGTCCAGTGAAGACCGTGTAAAAATGGATAAAGAATATCAAAAGAAGTACATGAAAAGATATTTAGTAGAAAAAAAAGAATCTTTAGCTAAAAAAAGAAAGGAATATAGAGGAAATAATAAACATATTTTGGCTAAAAAACAAAAGGATTACGCATTAATAAACAAGGATAAGGTTAAAGAATCTAAAAAAGTATATGCTTTAGAGAATCGAGAAGAGATTTTGAAAAAGCAGTCTGAATATAGAAAGTTACATCGAGATGAATTAAACAAAAAGGCAAAAGAATATAGAGAGAAAAATAAGGATAGACTTTCTCTTTATCATAAAGAATATAGGGAATCTCATAGTGAGCAAGTTTCATTAGCAAAAAAGAGGTGTTATGAAGCAAAAAAACAGAAGTTATAATTATGACTCCACAACTAGACCTATTTGAAACCGACGCTTTTACGGTGTTACGTTCGTTTTTACTGTCATGCTTACCGACTATTGAGGTAGTGAGAGGGCAGGATAACCGCGTACCTGGACCACTTGGCACTGACTTTATAACCATGATTCCAGTGTTGCGGGAACGCATACACAACAATCTGCATGATTATGTAGACTCGCTGTTTATCGGCTCGATTACAGGCACTACGCTAACAGTTACCAGTACGATTTTTGGCGGCCTGTTTATTGGTTGTCAGATTTATGGCGTTGATGTGTTGCCCGATACGATTATCACAGCCAGTCTAGGCAGTGGACTCTATACGGTTTCTCAATCTCAAACGGTGACAAGTCGAACAATTGCAGGGGGCGTAAAAACCATGCTTAATCCTGTGAAAATGACCATTCAGTGCGATATTCACGGGGCGCATAGTGCGGACAATGCGCACATTATCACAACGGCTTTTCGTGACGTGTACGCAAGCGATAAATTTGCAGAATCGAATAAACACGTTTACCCGCTCTTTTCAACCGATCCAAAGCAAATACCATTTAACAACTCAGAGCAACAAGTAGAAAATCGATGGGTAGTGGACTTAACGATTCAAGTTAACCCAATAGTCACAGTTTCTCAGCAGTTCTTTGATTCTCTAACAATTCTTGCGATAGATGCGCAAAAGGTTTAACCATGACTATTAGCACAGCGTTTTTAGTAAATACAGTCCCCGGGGTAGTATCGGGACAGGGTCAATCAATCCAATTCAACGGAATGATTTTGACCGACTCCACAAGCGTTCCAATCGGCTCAATCCAGCCATTCACCAACTTAGCGGCAGTGCTGGCTTATTTCGGATCGGCATCGGCTGAATACGATATGGCGCAGTATTACTTCAAAGGCTTTACGGGTTCGACACAAAAGCCCGGTATGCTGTATTTCTTTCAATTCAATACAGCAGCAGTTGGTGCGTACAATCGCGGTGCGGCTTATGCTAGTACGCTGGACGCTCTAAAGTTAATCACAGCCGGCACATTGGCTCTTGATATTGATGGCGTTACTGAGTCAGTTACAGCAATCGACTTATCCACGGCCACATCATTTAGTAACGCAGCGGCTTTGATTGACACGGCGGCAGGTATTAAATTTAACTGCTCCTACGATACGCAATTGCGGTCGTTTATTATCAGCTCACCAACAACGGGCGCGACCTCAACCATTGACTATCCAGCGGTTTCAGCACTCTCTACCCTGCTAAACTTGCCACAAGCAAGCGGCGGCGTGTTGTCACAAGGCGCGGCAATTGCAGACCCTGCTACATACATGACAGCATTAGATGCGGCTAACCGTAACTGGGTTTCATTTTCCACAACCTTTGAGCCTGATTTAGCCACTAAGCTGGAATTTGCTCAATGGGTAAACGGTTCAGAAA